TAACTTGGGTTGCCATGATTGCTCCTTATATTGTTCTTGTGTAGTAGGTAGAAACTCGAACATCTGCAATGAGCAGCGTTGATGCTCCAACTGTTGTGACTGTTGGTCTTTCGACCGAACTGACAATATATCCACCAGGAATTACTGCCAGAACACTTATGACTAACTGCTCGATATTGTCGAGTGATGCAGGATTGCTGTTATATGCAACTGCAACTGAGATTGTAAAGTTAACTTTGGCACGAATGTTTGATTTGCTGATTGTTTCGAATTCTAAATATGGGCTATCTGGAACAACAACCACAGCTGGTGGAATAACTGTTTCTGGCACAAAAGAATAAACATTTCCTTCAACGCTGGATAAAGCAGTTGCTAATGGTGTGCGAATTTGATCAAGGATTGTTTGATTAGGCATTTATTGACACATGCTTTCGGTGTCGATGTAACTGCCTAACAGGCCAACGCATTTATTAAATAATGATCGACCCATTTTAAATGGTGTTGAAGTAAAATCTACTCCTTCGATTTGTCCTCCGCCTGCAAGTCTTGCTTGGAAAACTTCGACTGAAACTGTGTAGACGGCTGATTGAACAGCTGCATTTCCAACATAAGTTGATCCGCCAGATAGGGCAGCAACTCCGGATGGGATGACATTAGCCTCGAGTAGATCGGCATTAGTGATCGATTGTGAAAAGGTATATTGTCCAAGATTATCTGCCAACACAGCTCTTGTTCCGTTGTAAGGTGATCCGCATCCTGTGATGACGACTGATTGTCCTTCGGTGAATTCATGTATCCCTAGTGTAGTGAAAGTGGCGACATTACTTGTCAGCTCGACTTTTTGAATTGGGCTTTTGAATGTAACTAGCATTGGCAGAATAACTGTTTCTGCGGTGTCAATAATTTGGTTTAAATAAGTGTCATCGTAAAGAGAAGAACTTACACCCAATACGGAGCGCAATTGACTTGCGGTGATAATTGTTGGCATAAGTTCCTCTCTTAGACTCCCATTTATAGCTGCCTACCAGCGGGAGCACCAGTAGGCATTAAGTTACTTACTTATTAGGTAAGGTTAAAGCGGCGAACTCCACCAGCAACAACTGTCTTAACAGCCATATAGCCGTAAAGCATTGTTTCAATTTCGCCAGTTGTAACAACATTTGTTGAAAGTTGTAAAACTGGGCTTTCGTAAATTGCAACAGCTGATGGAACAACAATAAATGCGCTCTCATCAATTGAAGTTGAAACTGCTTTGTTTGAAACATATAGGTCAAGACCCATTACATTTCCGCGTAGTGATTGTGGTGTAACTGCGCCAGCAGCATTTACTGGATTAGCAGCAGAAAATACTGGACGCTTGCTTGAATCTTGCGCTCCAATTAACAGACCCCATTGTGAAGTTCCAGCAATGTAGCGTGTTGCTAACTCACCAGTTGCAAGATATGCAGCAGGTGTTTCAGTCTTTACGAATGCAACAATTCCATCTAGATCAGCAGATGTTGCTGTTCCTGCTGTTCCGCCTGATGTTAATTCTGCAATTACTGCAGCCTCAGTTGCTTGTGCATAAACTCGGCGCATGTTTTCCAACATAGCCTGATAAAAACTTGGATCCGCTCTGTCAAGAATTTCAACAGAGTAGCGTTGCAAACCCTTGTAGGCTTTTACAGTTGCATCAACATAAGATGAAACAATTCCTGTTTCTGATGGGCCTGCACCTTCGGCTGTTTCTGCAACAGATCCAGAAGTTGTGATTTTAGGAATTGAAACAGTCATACCTGCATTTGGCAGTCTGCGTGTTCCAATTGCATCAATTGCGCCACGAGATCCGATTTGAGTATCAACTACCTGAGTTACATATTGGATTGGCTTGAATGCTGGGTTAGTTGTGAAACTGTCATCAGCAGCAGTAACCATTTTGGCATCTTGATCTTTTGCATGTGCAACCCACTCTGCGCTATCACGATTTCCAAGTGATGCTTTGATTGAGTGCTCTAAGAAACGAGCCTGTGTGTTAATTGGTGAGCGTGGCTTTGTATAAGCAACTGGTTGATTTGCTTGAATTGCCACAGGCTCAGACTTGGTTGCTTCTACCGCTTCGGTCGCGATAGGAGCTGTTTGTGTATCTGACACAATGTCCTCCTGTGTTTTTGTTTGCTCCTCAGCGGTTGCTTCGGAATTCTCTGGTGTTTCACTAGCTGCAATATCTGTAACTCTTGCGCTATTAATTGCAGGTTCAGCAACTAGGCTGACTTCCATCAATCTTGATGCTTTAACTTTCATCACGCCTTTGCTCGCATCAAAATTATCTACAACTACGCCAACGCTAAATCCATCGCGTAATCCTTCGGCTGCCTCAAGCAAACTGTCATCGCCAGCAATTGTTCCAGCAATCTTAAATGTTGCCTCAATGCCTTTGTCATCAGCTACAATGTCAATTAGTTTGCCGATTGGTCGAGTGCGGTCATGCTCAAGTAATAATTTAACAGGCTTAGAAAAGTCGATGCTACCTTTTTCAAATACTGTTGCGCCAGCACTTGTCATGCCTTTTTCATCCCATGACACAATTGTTCCTGAAATTGTGCGCTTGCGACTATCGGCTGCGGTTAGTGTTATTGGGAAATTGATCTGTAATGTTTTACTCATCGGATCAAGTCCTCCTCCTCTTGTATTTGCTCAACGCTCATTGCGCCAATGCGGTTTAGGATTTCATAAACTTGCGCACGCTCTAATGCAGATCCACGCAAGAAATCGTCAATGTCAAATCTGACCTCAACACCATTTGGCACAAAATCAGCCATAGAAAGTCTTTGTTCAATTGCAGTTAAGATTGGTCGCAATGAAAAGTCAATCAATGCTTTTCTTTCGGCTGTCATGTTTGAATAAGTCATTGATGTAGTTTCGGCAGATATGAAACTTGCCGGAATACCAATGGCGCGTGAGCATTCTAAAGCAAGGTATTGGCGTGCTTCATTTAATTGTAATTTAGCAGGGTCAAAACCTAATGCTTGCAATTCAACATCAGCATTCAAGAATGCAGTTGATCGAGTTGCTCTACTTGCTTTCCAACTTTCAAGTAATCTTGTAATTCGCTCTGGTGTTAAGTTTGTGCCATTTGATTTAAGAACCATTGTTGGAACTGGCTCTTTGGCATACATCTCAGCTGCTTTTTCTAATTCTTGTGCTGCTCTAATTGTGCGACCAGCGCGATTTAATACACCTTCATCAAGTCCGTTAAATATAACCAAACTACCTGTGCCATGTAATGGCAATTCTTCGCCATCTAATTTATAGAATAAAATTTCAGTTTGATTGTAATTTAACTGGTAAGTAACTCGATCTGGTGAAACTCTTGTCCATGCTCTAACTCTTGCGCCATCGCTGTCGGAGTAGGAATCCAAGACTTGTCCATAAGCAAACCCTGTAAATAAAATGTCCTCGGCAACCCAAGCATAAGTTGCAGATCCCGGAATTCGTGGATCAGGTTGCATTAAAACTCTTGTTGGTCGCAAATGCTCTTTTGTAAAATGATTGTAAGTTTCAATTGGTAATGATCCGACTGTTGAGCAAATTATGTTTCTTGCTCTTGCAACAGCAGGAACTGACATTGCTTGTTCGCGAGTTGCAGATTGTGTTCCAAAGAATATGCCGCCAACAGCAGCTTGTAAATTGTAAGGTGCATAAGATGCAGCCACATCGGTTGTTGCTGTAATTACTGGCTTTGTGTTAAAACGATCGAATAATCCCATTAGCACATAATATACCATATAACCTAATTATCCGACTTGTATATCAATTTCCGTTTCTTGTTGTGTCGCAAAATAAGTTGCTAATGCCGAAGCGACAGCTGCACAAACTGCCACTCGACTTGCACGCCTCCCGATGATCCATGACCCATCCCCATAGGGCAGTTTCGCAGCGGAAAGTGTTTGTTGGGTAAGTTCATCTTGCCCACCATGCTGTAATCGATGGGAATTGATTGCGCCCAGCCACCGATCACAACTTTCAGCATATATCGCCCCATCCATATCAGTAATGGGAATTCCAGCAGGAACTAACCGACTTGCGACAGCTTGTGCAGTCCTCTTGGAATAAGCGACAGTCTGAACATTATATTTTCTAACATACGGCGCAATATCGTTTGCAACCGCTAGATCGTTAATTGAATAATCATTTGACCAGGTGTGAAGTAAAACCAAATTGAACTTTTCGCCCGGAAGTTTTTGTGTGGCTACCAATGCGCCAAACTTTCTATCTGGACTTAAATCTAACCCAAACCAAGTTTCTTTTTCAGGATCTAAAGGTATTGGGTCAGTCTGACATAATGCCCACTTTTGTGCATCAATAGCTGAATTGATTGTATCGACCCATTGACATAAAACTTCGGTTCTTACAATATCTGGGGGATCATTAAGGACAGCACGCAAATTGTCTGGGTGGATGGTTATGCCTAACGATGGGTTGGCTTGGGCAAATGCTGGCCAGTTAATATCGCCTGACGGAAGTGTAATTGGCGCATCTGGTTCAGCACTCCACTCAAACCAACCGAGCGTGTCTGATGGGTTCATGCCTGTGGCTAAGGCGCGTTCCCGAAGTTTGTTCAGGATAATTGAATGTTGATCTCCAGCATTGGAATAAATCCAAACTTGCGGATTTTGTGCAGCCATCATTGTGTATCGCATTGATGACCAAGCATCCTCATCTTTATATTCTCTTAATTCATCCAAGTGAATTGTGGAAGGTTTGGAAATACCACGCGAAGCATTGTTAGCAGCTTTGACCACAAACCTACGACCACCTTTTAATTCCATTTCTTCAGCTCCATGTTGCCATCTTATCTTTTTTACCTCAGAAGCCAAGCGATCATTTTCCTCAATTAGAGAAACCATTTGCCGGAATGTTTCAAGAGAAGTTGTAAGTCGGTGCGCTGATGACAGCTGTAAATTTTCGCCCCAGACATACATGCCACATAAAATGCGAAGCATCATAAATGTAGATTTGCCATTCTGTCTTGCGATCAATAACCCAGCCTCTGTGTGATGCCATCTGCCATCTGGTTTAACTTTGTGTCCATGAATTGCAACAAACTTCTGCCATTCCATCAAGGGAATACCAATATCAGCTGCAAAGTCGATCATTTCTTGACCTTTTGAAGGTAAATTATTCAAAGGTGAGTGAATTCGGGGTGTTTCCACACCTCCTATTGTCGATGAAGGTAGATCGTTTAGGATCTCTCCAGTTTTAAGGTCAATCAAGCTGATCCAGTCGGTTCGTGCCCGATTGAGGTGTTTTGTGGGTTAGAAAAGGAACGGGGGGTCGGTGGTGTTCTCTTGCTCACAAAAAACCGCCCACCCTTAGATAAATTACATCGTTTGCAACTTGCAAC